GGCCCACCTGTGTGCCTTGGATGAGAAGCTCGAGCGGCTGTGGTCGGCCGGCGAGACACCCAGCGGGCATCTGGTCGCGCAGTACCGGATGCTCACCAACGACTTCGGCCTGACGCCACTGGCGCAGGGCAAGGTGCGCACAGGTGGCAAGGCGCAAGGCGGCAACAAGTTCCGGGGCAACGGGCGCCCACCCGCGTAACTACGTCGACATCGCGCTGCGTTATGCGCGCGATGCCGCCAAGCCGGCCAACCGGAAGCACTACTGCAAATGGGTGCGCCTTGCCGCGCGCCGGTTTATCGCTGACCTACGGCGCGCGCGCGGGCGCAAGGCGCCCTGGCGGTTCGACGAGTGGCACGCCAACGACGCGTGCGACTTCATCGAGAAGCTGCCGCACCCCGAGGGGGTGTGGGACACGGAAACGATTGTCCTGCACCCCAGCCACGTGTTCCTGCTCGTGCAGCTGTTTGGGTTCCGCAAACGCGATGGCACGCGTCGGTTCACCACGGTGCTGTACAGCGTGGCTCGCAAGAACGCCAAGAGCACCCTGGCCGCCGGCATCGCACTGTACTGCCAGCTGTGCGAAGGCGAGAACCGGCCCAAGGTGTTGAGCGCTGCCACCACCGGGCAGCAGGCGCGCATGGTGTTCGACTACGCGCGCAGCATGGTGGACCAGAGCCCAGAGCTGCGCGAGGAGTTCGGGGTTACGGCCTACCGGCACAGCATCCACAGTGCCATCAACGGCGGCCAGTACATCCCCATCAACGCAAAGGCCAGCACCCAGGACGGGCGCAACCCTAGCGCGGCAGTGTTGGACGAGCTGCACGCGCACAAGTCCTACGACCTGCTCAACGTCTTGCGCAGCAGCGCCGGTGCGCGGCGTAACCCGCTGTACCTGTACACGACCACCGAAGGCTACATCAACGGTGGCCCGTGGCCGGAGCAGCGGAAGTATGGACAGCAAGTCCTGGAAGGTGTGCTGGAAGCAGACCACTTCCTTGCGTTGCTGTACACGCTGGACGTCAAGGACAAGCACGACCCCACGTCGCGCGAGGACGACCCGCTCGACCCAAAGGTGTGGGTCAAGGCCAACCCACTAATCGACGTCAATCCTTTGCTGCTCACCGAGCTGCAAAAGATGGCCGCCGATGCCAGGGCCATGCCCGGCACGATGTCCGAGTTCCGCATCAAGCGATGCAACCTGCCGGCGATGAAAGCCGACAGCTGGGTGAACATCGTCAAATGGAAGCGCTGCGCGCGGCCAGTGGACTTGGACAAGATGGTTGGGCTGCCGTGCTGGGGCGGCATGGACCTGGCGAGCAACACCGACATCGCGGCGCTGCGGTTGCTGTGGTTGGACGAGGAAACGCAGGACTACTACACGTGGGGCCTGCGTTGGGTGCCAGAGGAAGCAGTGGCCTGGCGCACGGAGCGCGGCACTGTGCCGTATGCCGGCTGGGTGGCCGGCGGCTACCTGCAGCAAACGGAAGGCGACGTCACGTCGTACGTGGTCATCGAGCAGGCCATCAAGGACCTGGTGGCCAAGTTCAACGTGCGACTAATCGCCTACGACCCGTGGAACGCCACACAGCTGGTGCAACGGCTGCAGCCTGAAGGGATACCGTTGCTCGAGTTCCGGCAAGGCCCCAAGACGTACCACCCCGCGATGTCGTTGTTCGAGCGCACCTACGTGGCAGCCAAACTGGCGCACGCTGACGACCCAATCCTTACGTGGTGCGCCAGCAACCTTGTGGTCCGCAAAGGTGAGAATGACGAGATGGCGCCCAGCAAGAAGCGGAGCGCCGACAAGATTGACGACATCTGCGCGCTGGTCATGGCGTTCGGCGCATCGATGTCTGAAGTCCAGGAAGGGGACATGGAAGGGTTCCTGAACAACCCACTACGTACAACGAGGCACTGATGGCTGGCACCGGCATCTTCGACCTGCGCAGCGTGTGGCCCATCCCGTTCGGCGGGCTCATGGGACTCGCGCGCATGCCTGGCGTGCAGAACGGCATACCAGCGATGCGCATCGGCCCCGGTACGGGTGTGGTGTCCTTCGACACCGCCATGCAACTCAGCGTGGTGTGGGCCTGCTGCAAGCTTATCAGCGAGACCGTCGCCAGCTTGCCGTTCCGCATGTACGAGAAAACGGCCAGCGGCCAGTGGGTCGAGGTACAGAACCATGCGCTCGTGCGCCGGTTCAACCACATGCCCAACCGCTACCAGACCCGCGTCGAGTTCTGGGAGTCGATGCTGCTCAACCTCGTGCACCACGGCAATGCGTACGCGCACAAGGTGCGCGGCGTGGCCGGCGACGTGGTGTCGCTGCTGCCGCTGATGGCCTCGCAGATGGAAGTCAAGCTGATGCCCGACGGCGCAGTCGTGTACCAGTACAACGAGCAGCGCGGCATCACGTTCCTGGCCGCAGAGAACGTGTGGCACATCAAGCTGTTCGGCAACGGCATCGTTGGCTTGTCCCCATTGCAGTACGGGGCCAACAGCATCGGCCTGGGCATCGCCGGCGAGCGCCGCGCGAGCGAAATCAATCGCAACGGTGGCAAACCCACCGGCGTGCTGATGCTCGACAAGGCGCTGACAAAGCCGCAGCGAGAAAACATCAGGGAAGAGTTCAAAGACCTGCAGGAAGGCAACGAGGAGACCTTGATGGTCCTCGAGGCCGGCATGAAGTACCAGCAGGTCAGCATGACCCCGGAGGCCACGCAGCTGCTCGAGACGCGCAAGTTCAGCGTCGAAGACCTGGCGCGCTTCTACGGTGTGCCCAGCGTGCTCATCAACGACACGCAGGCGTCTACCACCTGGGGCAGCGGCATCGAGCAAATCGTTGCCGGCTGGCAGAAGCTCAACCTGCGCCCGTACTTCACGCGCATCGAGGCCAGCGCCGACGTGCACCTGCTGACCACTGCGGAGCAGCAGCGCTACTGCTTCGAGTTCGACTACGACGCCATCCTGCGCCCGGATATGAAGGCGCGCATCGAGGCCGGGTCGCAGGCAGTGAACAACGGCCTCATCACGCGCAACGAGTGGCGCGCCGCCAGCGAAGGGTTGCCGCCGCTGCCCGGTGGCGACCAGCTGACCGCGCAGGGCGCGCTCTCACCAATCACGATGTTGGGCCGCGCACCGGCCCGCGGAGGCAATAATGGAGACCAAGCTTCTTAGTCTTGCGGGTGTCGAGCTGAAGCTCGACGACGGCAAGCCTGGCCGGTTCGCTGGCTACGCCAGCGTCTTCAACGGGGTCGACGCGTACGGGGACACCGTGTTGCCCGGCGCGTTCAAGGCCACGCTGAAGGACCGCGAGCGCCCGGTGCGCATGCGGTGGAACCACTACGGCCCAGTCATCGGGAAGTGGGTCGAGGTCACGGAGGACGACAAGGGCCTGCTGGTGGTTGGCGAACTCACGCCAGGCCACCGTACCGCGGAGGACACGCTGGCCAGCTTGCGCCATGGCGCGGTGGACGGCCTGTCCATCGGCTACCGGGTGGGCAAGGACGGTGCGCTGGTGGACGGCGAGCGCCGCGTGCTCAAGACCATCGACCTCGTCGAGGTAAGCGTGGTCGAGGAACCGGCCGACCTCAACGCGCGCGTCGATGCGGTGAAGACCCTCATCGATGGTGCGCGCGGCCTCAAAGACATCGAGGCCATCCTGCGTGATGCGGGTGGCTTCAACAGGGTGGACGCGTGCGCGCTCGTCGCGCGCGTCAAGGCCCTGGCCCACGGTGAGCGTGTGGCCGAACGTGCTACGTCCGGTGCTGCGGTGAGCGCGGCAGTGGTCAAGGCAATCGAGACGGCATTGCAGCGCCGGTCGTGACGGCGCACCAACAGAACCACACGCACACAGGAGTGCACACATGGACCCCAACAAGAACCTGTCCCTCGATGCCGAGGGACTGAAGCAGGTCGAAGGCGTCGTCGGCGCCGCGCTCGACAAGGCGCTCGAGAAGTACCACGGCCAGCTGCTCGAGACGGGCAAGGCCCAGACCGAGACGCGCACCGAGGTCAAGACCCTGGCCGAGCACTACGCCACCATCGCGGAGCGGCTCGACAAGGTCGAGCAGCTGGGCCTCAAGGTCCGGCCGGGCCAGGCCATCGAGACGCGCAGCATCGGCCAGCGCTTCGTCGTCGACGCCGCCGTCAAGGCGGTGCTCGAGGGCAAGGCCGGCAAGGCGCGCGTCGAGTTCAAGGACGACAGCATGCTGCCGCTGGCGTACAAGAACACCATCCTCGGTGAGGAGGGCAGCCCGCAGGAGCCGTCGGACACGCTGGTCCCCAGCCACCGCATCCCCGGCATCTTCGGCGGCGCCTTCCGCACGCTGCGCATCCTCGACGCGCTGCCCAGCGCGCCGACCGCCAGCAACAAGGTGGAGTTCACGCGCGAGCTGACCTTCACCAACGACGCGGCGGAGACGCGTGAGGGTGCGGCCAAGCCCGAGAGCGACATCACGTTCGAGCTGGCCGACGCGCCGGTGCGCACCATCGCGCACTTCATCAAGCTGTCCAAGCAGGTGCTCGAGGACGCGCCGGCCCTGGCGGCGTACGTCGACCGCCGGCTGCGCTACGGTGTCGAGAAGCGTGCGGAGACCCAGGTCGTGTCGGGTAACGGCACCAGCCCGAACCTGGCCGGCCTGTTCACCGCGCCGAACTTCACCGCGTTCACGCCGGAGACCGGCGAGACCGCGCTGGACTCGCTCAACCGCATGAAGAACCTCGTCATCGCGGCGGACTACGCGCCGACGGCGTTCTTCGTCAACCCGACCGACTGGGGCGCCATCGAGCGCCTCAAGAAGTCGGACAGCGGGTACATCGTGGCGGACGGCGCCGGCATCACCTACGTCCAGAACGGGCTCATCCCGCTGGTGTGGGGCCTGCCGGTCATCGTCAGCAACAGCATCCCGCAGGGCTACGGCGCGTGCGGCGCCTGGGACCAGGCGTGCCAGGTGTTCGTCCGCGGCGGCACGGTGGTGGAGATGTTCGAGCAGGACTCGGACAACGTGCAGAAGAACCTCATCACGGTGCGCGCCGAGCAGCGCATCGCGTTGGCGGTCTTCCGCCCGGCCTCCATCTACAAGGGCGCGCTGACGCAGTAAGCCTGCTGGGCAGGTG